TGATCATCTAATCCGACGACGGAACGGAGGAAGTCATCCCTCTTAATCCCGTCACGAATCAAGCCAGAGAGCGCCTGCTGCATATACTGCATGCAGGTAGGCTCGATGGCAATGATTCTTGGAGTATCGAGCGTTTTAGGAACTGCGATGACCCTAACGGGCACCTCAGCTCCAGGTTCGAGGAGGTCAACCCTCTCTACTGAAGACATATAACATGTCTCAGTAGCGGAGACGCCATAAAAGCGTTTCCATTCCAAATCCGAACGAAAGTTCGGACTCGGAAAGAGGTAGTCGTCAGCAGAGAAAATCTGCTGAAGACGAGTGGTCCAGGATCGCTGATTCCACTTAGCATTGCTGCTAAGTCTGTCAGCGACAGCGCCTGGACCGTGCTTCGGAATCAGCCGGTTTAGCGCGATGGATTTCTCCATCCACGCAAAAACCGGGCCGAAAAGCACCTCAGACATTCTCTTAAAACGCTCCATTTCTGAAGCGTCTAGAGAAGCATCTGAGAATCTGACCTCCTGCTCACACTGAACATATTCGAGCATCGCTCGCCTTTCGCGACCAGGCTTCACAACCTGGTTCGGACTACCCGTAAGGGCGTCCGACGGAAGGGCTATCTTGCTAAACATCAGCGTTAGCTGACGAATAGCATAGATTGCTTCGATGTCCGGATTGTCCAGCAACGTGCCACTACGAGGATTAAACACACGTCCAAGGAAACCCGATAGAAATACCGGGAGACCAATAAGACGTCCACGGCCTCTTGCGAAGCCGGGTACGTCCGAAGGGACGACGAATCCTTGGTCAAGCCACTTTTGGGTAGCTTTTCCAAAGATCGCCAGGGAAACCGCTAAAAACGGTAACCCCTCGTGCTTAATCCGACTCTCGACGGTTTTTACGTCGAGAGTGGCGCTAGTGCAACATCGCACAGCCATTTCTTGAGCTGTGCAGGACCAGAGTGACGTCAGGCTTTTCATGTTCCCTCCTTATCAGAGGTGGACAATCCCTAGCTCTGTCGTCAAGCTCAGACGCGTCTCCGGTAGATCGGGTAATCTGGGATTACACAGTATATACATACCATGTAGCCCCAAGACGACCGAACGGACCGGATAGGCGCTAAGTTCACAGGATTCTCAGCAGACATGGATGGCTGCTAAGAATGCCTCACTTACCAGATATATCGCATTGATCGCTGCTACGGCGATTACAAGGAATTTCCTTGTAAACGTTGTCCGCAGATCACGATCAGTACGGCGTCTTCCAGCAGAATTAAATTCTCCTCGATGACGCAGCGAATCTCGACCCCGTCTTTCGACGTGGCCTCGATCGCTACTATAATCCGGTGACACGGGTTCGTGCACTCAAATGAGTGGAGGCTTAGAGCGCCATTGGCGATCTAAGACTCACCACCCAAGAGTTTCACGATCATCGCGTCCGAAGTGGCCGAATACAGGGTTTTGAATCCCGTATACACAGCCAACTGATCGGCAGCCGTGAAACCGGCCGGCGGAATGTCAAAGACCATGTACGTTGACATGGACACCTTGACGTTTTCCGACGGACGGAACGGATCTGCCGTCATCTTCGAAGTGTCGACTCGCAATGACCGCCTCGTACGCTTGCCATAGTCATGGCGAGCGGAGAGGTGGATCAACCCGTCGCTACTGGTGTACTCACTCTCGTCATCCCCCACACTGGTACGTGGGAGGGGCGAAGTGACCCCACCGATAACGATGGAGAGCGGGTCAGTGAATGACATGAGCATCACTCCTAGGAGCCCGGTTAGACTCCCATTGGCGTTTGTAACGCGGATAGTACATCTACCGCCTACGATCGACTGATGCCGAGCGCGGCGACAATGGACAACTGGCGGGCGGAAAAACCGTCCCACGTTAGTCCAAAACCATATGGAGTTGCCTTCTGCCGCATCTTGGTAGAACATACCGTAGATACGGAAGGAGGTTGTACCCCTCCGTGAAAACCGGAGGGGCCCACAAAGGTATAAGTATACTTACTGATGGACTTCTCCATCATATACCCATACCTCAACACCTGGTTGTCGATGGCCCAATCTGTCCAGTTCTTCAAAACGTCACCGACGTTGAAGAACCAGTCAATGGCCCAGCTCCAGGGAGTAAGGTTCCAGATAGTATCTGGGGTCAGTGATAGTCCAAGCAATCTTCTCGCTTGGATGACGTGTCGTGCTATATCGTTACGCAGAGAATCACTCGGCGGAACGTAATAGGTAAACGCGCCACTAAACCACCGATCAATCGTCACATTATGTGAACGAATAACCTTACCCTTATTGACCATACTCTGATCATACAGACCAGCAGAACCTGGAGAATTCCAGGGACTACAGTCCGTAAGAGCCACTTGCGTGGCAGAGGTGGTCAACTGCGGGAGAGCATACTTCCGTCTAACCAAATTGCCAGAATTCTGCTCATATTGATCTAAGATCGATTGAGCAGCAACGATCGTATGTGAAAGTTTCACAAGATCGCTGACAAATGGTTTCCAGCCGAATTCTACATTGAGATATTCCTGTCCCAAAGCACGTCTCCGCGCTTGGGTAGTCATATCTCGTAGACCCTTAAGCGTAGCTCCTATCAGATGTGGAATACCATCCTTTAGAAGTTCGCCAAGGGCAACGGCTAGATCGACGGAGGCATTGGATGGAGAGCACCTAGCAATTAGCTCACCCCCAATAGTGTCCAACGTCTCTTTTGAAGACGCGGCACTAGGAGGGTACTCTAACAAGTTAGGGCTCAGTGGCAACAGAGGTCCACTATAAGAGTAGATATCTGTTACCGTCCACTCTGGATAAAACCAGAGCGGATACTCCACCTTCTCATTGAATATGTGCACGGCAGACGAATGACTCGTCTCCATGTACTTCTTCAGCGAGTAGAATGGTCCACCCAAATCGCCTTTCCAAACACCTGGACGGTGTTTGTAAAAAGCATGATTTTCCGATTCAGTAACCTGAATCCCACCAAGTGAGGCGAAAGAGTCTCCGTTCAACGTTTCCGTTGAACGAAAACTATTTACTGACGGGTCGATGCTATCCTTATGGATAACAGTCAACTTGCCAGTTGTCGGGCCATTAAAAGGGATGTATCTCCTTTTAGTGTCCAACATCACCTCCAAGGTGGCCGCAAAACATATGGTCCCAGGGGTAACTCCCCTGAATCATTCCAACAGTGGATAAATCCACCCTAGGAATGGATGTACGCACTGCGCCCTGGGCCCCCTTTCGG